AGCTTTACTCAGTGCTTGCGCCGCAGCCTCCTGCCGTTGCACGTACGTCATCGATCCACGCCGCTTCGCGTCGGCCGCATCCACGAACTGCTGATAGAGTTGCTCCCCTTTATAGGGGTAATAATCCGCGGGGTTCGCCAGCACCTCGGCGACTTTCTCCTGCGGATAGACGCCAATGGACCCGCCACCCTTTTCGCTGATGTCAATCAGGCCGTTGCCAATGTCTCGCGTGACAAGTCGCGGACGAAATAACTCGTTCGCGGCCTGTTTGACCTTTGGGCTTTGTTCACTGAGCGGCTTATCCCAGTCTAGAAAGTGCTCCGGGTCGGCCTTAATGTTCACTTCGTAACTTTTCCCCGGCCGCTCGCCATACGTGAGCGCCACCGCTTTCGGCCTGGCTAAGTCGGCGCGTAATTGCTGCGCCTCCTTCACGGCTTCGGGCCACTCCGTCGCATAGTCGCGGATCTTGGTGTCCAACTGCGATAAGACATGCTGTTGGAGTTGATCGGGCGGCACGCCGGTCAACGACGCTTGGTCAAGGAGGAGGTCCTCGGCCAGCGACGAGCGCACGTTCTCGTAAATCGAATTACCTTTTGGGCTGTAATCGAACCGGTTGTGTTCCCCCACGTTCAAGGTTCCCAGTTTTAAGTTCTTCACTTCGGGGAATCCCGCCAAATTATTCCGGTAGACCTCCGCGATACCCGGATTCTCTGCGAAGTACAACCCGTGCCCATAGGCCTGTGCGCCCTCGCCCGTCCCAATCTTGCTCATGTCGAACTGCGTGAAGTCGTGCGGCGAGCCGTGATACGCGCGGATGCCGGGCCCCTCCTCCGTCGTGCCCATCAGCATCGGCATCGGCCCGCTGCCCTGCTGCCACGCCTGAATGCCGTACGGGTCCTGTGCGGCAACCGACGTCGGCCGCGCCGGGCCGACAATCCACTCCGCGAGGCCGCGCAGCGGATTGGCGCTCGTCATCCACTCGCCCCACGTCGGCGGCACATACCGTTCGCCGACCTTCGACGCACCGATCGTCTGCGCCTTCGCCCACGCCGACAACGGCTTCGGCGGCGGCGGCGGTTGGTCGTTCTGCGGATCGGGCATCGGCTACCCGTCCGTCAGAATGTTGTAGCCCGCGCCGCCCCCGGTCAGCGCGGGGTCGATGCCGATCTCGACCAGCGCGACATTCGCGCGCTTGACGTCGGCGAGACTCTCGCGCGCCATCCGGTCGATGAGCGGATCGACGGGGCGCCCGAACTCGGGCGCGAGCTCGAGCGCGAGGTTCGTGCGCAACGCCTTCGCGTAGCCGGCCGAGAGCGTGACGGGCGTCGTCAGATCTGGAAACTGCGCCAGCGCGTCGCGCCAGTAGAGCACCAGCGGCTGCACGACCGCCGGCACCGGCCAGATCCAGAGCGCGCCGCCGGCGTGCGTGCGGGTGTAATTGAACACCAAGGGTGAGCCCGGCAGCGCCTTGACCGGCTGGCCGATCTGCGCCTGATCGGTCACGCCATCCAGAAACCGCTCGACCGGCGGCGTCGTGGGCACGATCACGCTCACCGCATCGAGCGTCAGCGGCGTGGGGAGCAGCAGATCACCGGTGGGGCTGATCGTATAGGTCTGCTGGCCGATGACCAGCGCGACGACATCGCGTCGCTGCACGAGCAGCGTCTGCGCGTGGACGCCCCAGCTATCGATCAACTCGTTGAGCCGCGCGAAGCTGTCGGTCTGCTCGGCGCTGGTCGGGACTTCGTGGCCCGCGACGACGCCGATCAACTTGAGCGCGTCGGTGATGACGGCCAGGCCGGTGCGGGTGAGCATCGCTCACACCGTGTAAAGCGCGACCAGGCCGGTGGCGGTGCTGCTCGCATTAACGCGCTTGATGCGCACCGGCAGAAGTTGCGCGGCCGTGACCGCGAACGTCACGACGACGTCGTTCTCGAACACGGCGAGGAGGGTGCCGGTCGTGCCCACGCTGATCGCATCGGTCGGCCCGTACGGCAGGTTGACCGTGTCGCTCGTGGTGATGGCGAGCGCGCGGTTGTAGATCGCGCCGTCGCGGATCATGGCGCCGCCTCGGTGAAGGTGAAGGTCAGCGCGTTGCTCTCCGTGCCGTCGCCGTTGCGCACGAGCACGGGCAGCACGTCCGGCCCGAGCCAGACCGCCATGTTGACGCCGGTCGTCACGACCGTGTCATCGACCAGCGTCGTTGGTTCGTCGTGGCCCGCAAACACGATCACCGACGCGGCGTCGAAGCCGGTGCCGATGACGTGCAGCGTGAAGGACGGCGCGCCGAGCACGACCGTGTCGGGCTCGAGCGCCGTCACGACGGGCGGCGGCGTGATCGGCGTCGCGCTCCAGTCGGGCCCGAGCGCGACAGCCTCCGCGTCGGAGTCGACGATGAGGGCCGGTTCACTCTCGTGATACGCCCAGCGGGGATAGGTCTGCGAGGTGATGTACTCCTGCTTGAGCGCCTGGCGCTCGGCGTCGAGCGCGAGGAGCGACGCCTGATACTCGGCCTCGGTCATCGGCGGATCGGTGGCGCGGGGCAGCGGCGACAGCGCCGTCATGACGGGCCCCCGACGGGCCGCACGTGCCAGCCGGCGCCGAGCGCGTCGGCCGCGGCCTGCGATCCGACGACGCGCGGCATCTCGTGCGCGTGATAGAACCAGCGCGGAAAATGCTGGCTCGCCACGTGGCGCGCCTCGAGCTGCGCGCGCTGGGCGTCCAGCTTGCGGCGCTCGGCCCAGTAGTCGTCCTCGGACAGCCCGGGCTCGTCGTCGGTCGCGATCGCCAGCCGCGCCGGCGCGGCGTCCTCGGCGTCCGGATGCGTGGCATGCTTCAGGGTCATGCGTCGCCCTCGGGGGTCTTCCGGCGCGACGGCCGCGGGCGGCGCGGCCGTTCGGGAATCTCGCCGAGATGTTTCGCGCCGGCCGCCTGGTCCGCCGCCGCCGCTTCGGCCTGCGCCCGCGGGGACAGACGCTGGTCGGCGTAGGCGCGCTCCGCGGCCGCCGTGCCGACCTGTTCCTGCCGTCGTGTTTCCTCGTCCGTGGCGGTCTGGGGGTTGTCGCGCCAGCCCTGCTCCAGTGCGAGGGTCTGCTCGCGCTCCGTCTCGACGACGCGCTGCTCCACCGCGACCCGCCCGGCGCGGGTCGTGCCGCGATAGAGCATCTGCGGCAAGGGCGCGTAGATGTACGGCTGATTCCAGCGCGCCATTTCTTTCGCGTAGTCCGTCAAGCCGATCGGATCTGCCATACGCTCCCTCGCTCTACGTGAACGCGGCGCCGCTGCTGCCGATGACGGTCCATTTGCCGCCGCAGGCTTTGAGCATCAGGTTGCCGCCGGTCGCCGCCATCGTCGCGATCCCGGTGCCCGCCGCGCCGATCCAGGCCGGGCTCGCCGTGACGGTATTCGCGTTGAGGTTCTTGCTCTCGACGATCAGGATCGCGCCTTCCTGCGCGCCGGTCGGCGCGACCAGCGTCATCGCCAGGGCGCCGCTACCATTGATCACGTGGATGCCGGGCGTGGGCGCGATCGCGCCCGCGACGCTGTAGGTGAAATAGCCGGCCATCTGGCCGTCGGGCGCATACGGCCCGTAGGTGATGCACTGCCCCGGCGCCGGGCCCGGGAAGTCGGTGCCGAGCCCCGTGCAGGTGAACGCCGCGGCGTTGTGATTCGCCTGGACGGTGCCGTCGAGGCCGCGCCGCACCGGCACGACGGTGCCGTTGGCCGCGCCGGTCTGCTGCATGAACTCGTTCTCGACGAGGATGAAGTTGCCGGCCGTGAAGCCCGTCGCCGAGGTGACCGCGATCGTCGTCGAGGTCGGCGTGCAGGTCGCGCTGAGCGTGGTGCTGGTGAGTGCCATGATCGTGAACTCCTATCCCCAGACCCGGCACGCCCAGTCGGGCCGGAATTCCTTGAAGCCGTAGAGCGCGTCGATGCGCGCCATCTTCTGGTCACTCTGCGCGCTGTACTGCTTGACGTAGCGCAGCGAGACGTTCAGTTCGTTGTCGCTGACGCGCGCGACCGTCGCGCCGTCGAGGTCCGCGTCCAGGTCCGCCATCGCGAGGATGAACGCCTCGGGATGGAACACCAGGCTCTGCGCCGACGCGGTCGCGGCCATCGTGCCCGCGCCGGTCGTGATGGTCGAGCCCAGCGGAATGAGCGCCGCGCCGTTGGCGGGCGAGTTGCTCACGTTCTGCAGGTTACCCGACGGAATGATCGGCGGGCTGATCGGCAGGGTCGCCATGTTGACGCCGACCGAGGTGGTCGTCGCCGTGACGACGAACTGCATCAACTGGCCGGTCGAGGCGTAGTTCTGCGGGTTGACTTCGAACACGCCCGCGATCGTGAAGACATCGCCCGCGTTGAGCGTCGCCGCGCCCGAGGCCCAGCCGTTGGTGTTGAGCGTCGACCCAGTCTGGTTGGCGCCATTCACCAGCGGCGTCGAGGTCGTGAAACTGCCGGTCGTCTGGATGGCGCGGTTCTGGTCCTGATACCACTCGGCGATCCCGAGCTGGTTGCGCCCGAACTGCCCCTCGCGGTAGTTCTCGCTGATCGAGGCCGACGGGTTGAACAGCGTCGACGTGTCCTGGATCAGGTTGACCATGTGGATCGGATCGAGCACCGCGCAGCGCCCGTTCATCGGCACGGCGACCAGCGTCATCTTGGCCGCGGCGGTCGTGTAGGTGAGGCGCGAGGTGGGCGGGACACCCGGCACGCCGACCGAGTGATAGACGGTCGGCGTCATGCGCGCGAGGCCGTCGAAGTCGATCGTGTTGGCGAGCTGCTCGCCGGCCGGGTTGACGTAGCGGCGCCGCACGTCCTCGACCACGACCGTCGCGTCGGCGGTCGACCACGAGGTGCCGATGTTGGCCTGGTCGGTGAGCGTGACGGGCACGGTCACGTCGTTGATGGGCTGCGCCTGAAACGCCTGCCCCTTGGTGGTGCGGAACCGCTGCGGCAGCCGGCCGCTGACGGTGTAGCCGACTTTCGCGCCGCCGGCTTTGAATTTGTCGTCGTACCAGCGTTCGATATTGGCCGCGAACTTCAACATGTTCACGGCGACCCGGGCCACATCTTTGAGGACCCAGGTCGGAGTGATGAACGTATTCGCCATCGGATCCACCTGCCAGGGGCGGCACGACGGACGCGGGGGTTAGCGGGTGCCTGGGACTTTGAGCCGGCGGTTCCAATACCGCGCGTGCTCGGCCGCAGACGCCGTGTCTCCCGGCGGCTCGTCGGACGCGACAGGCGAACTACCTACCGGCGTGACAGGCGGGTTCGCGGTACTCACCGATGCCCGTGCGGCTGGGCCGGACCCGTTTCGGGGTGCAGCACGCGGGGCGGCCTGGCTCTCGAGGAGCCGTTGCATCACTGTGGCAGCGGCGACGGGCGTCCCGACGGACTCCTCGGCGAGCTGGGTGCACTCCTCCGGATGCGTCGCGAGGAAGTACACGAGGTCGGCGGCGCGTGGCGAGTTGGCAATCGCCTCCTGCATCACGGCGCTGACTTGTAGTCCGAGAGTATCGGCGTTCGCGAGCACGGTGTCAAAATCCGGGTACTGCGTGCGGCCGTCGGCGAGGCGCGTGTGGAACGTCTGCACGCGGGTCTGCGCGGCCTGCGCGGCCTCGCGGTCGGCCAGGGCCTGCCGGATGCCTTGCTCGCGGTCCCAGCGCGTCCAGGCCTGCAGGTACGCCGTGTAGGGGTCGGCGGCATCCGCGAACTGGTCGAACTGCGGTTCGTGGCCGTTCGACGACGGGTGTCCGGGCGCGGGCGCCGGCGGTGTGACAGGTTGGGTCACGGGCGCGGGTTGCCGGTAGCGCGTCAGTTCGGCCTCGAGCGCGGCGGCCTTGCGTTCGGCCTCGGCCTTCTGCGCGAGCGCCTGATTCAAGCGCGCGATCGGATTGTGGCGCGGCAGCGTGGCGTCGCGCGTGGCCGGGTCGCGGCGCGCGGCCGGTTCGGTGTCCTCGGCCGGGTCGGG